ATAAAAGATGTCTCACAAGGCTGGGCAAAAGCAACACTGCCTAAAAAGCCGGAGTTTCCGCATATCTGCCAAGCGGCTATTTACTGGCACGCGTTGCGGGTTACGCCATCAATAATCTATATTGCCGAACACGATGCGGTGATTTTTAACGCTTACAATTGCGAAGAATTGCAAGCAGACGGGATAGCGTACGCTTTAAATGAAATGCGGCAAAAAGCGTTGATCCGGCAAAATCTATTGAAGGTTAGCACCGATCCTAAAGTGCTAGCATCAATTACCGATCCCGATTGGGGTCATATGTACCAATGGAATATGAAAGAAGAGTGGCTGGAAAGGGCTAAAGAATTATGGAAAATATAAAACTACACGCGGCATTAGCCGACGTCAGACGCGCCGCATCTGTCGGCAAGTCTGGCAAGAACCCGATGTTCAAAAGCGAATACTCGACATTAGGCGACGTTTTAACCGCGCTAGACATATTGCCAGAATACGGGCTGTCATTCGCGCAGTATTTTCAAGATGGCGCGCTAGTGACTACAGTAGTGCATTTAGAAACCGGCGAAAAGATTAGCAGCTTTTTGCAAATTAGCCCCGAAAAAGATACACCGCAGTCATTTATTAGCTGCGTTACATATTACCGGCGGGCAAGTTTGATGACGATGTTCGGATTGAATGCAAGTGATGATGATGGTAATCTAGCCTCTGGCTCTGGCGCGGTTCCCTCCCGTCCGCAGCCTCAGCCAAAGAGGCCAGTCGCTGCATCCACTCCGGCGGCTGGCCTCGCCTCCAATGATATTTTAGCAGAAAAATTAGATGCCTGTAAAAGCGTTCGTGATGTCAACGCGCTTTATACAACGCTGTATGGGGCAGGCGGCATAAAATGCCCCGATGATCAATTGCAAATGTTTAAACAACGGAAGGAAGAACTGCAAAATGACTGATCAGTATGATGACACTAATCGCGGTGCGATTTTCAAAAATGACAATAAAACCGCAGACAATCAGCCAGATTATACCGGCAAGATCAATGTCGATGGTGTCGAGAAACGCATTGCGCTATGGGTTAGGGAAAGTCAAAAAGGCACAAAATATATGTCCGCTGCAATTAGCGACCCGATGCCACCGAAGGAACAGGATGCACCAAGGGCAGAACAGATGCAGCCTTTAGCCGATGCGATCCCGTTCTAAAAAGAAAATAACCTATGCACCGGCCTCAAATGCACAGGGTCGGTGCGTATGGTGCGACAAGACACTGCGCTTTAGCGACCCAGACTGGGTTGTTGATGGCGACAAACAAATTCTGCATCTGGGATGCTTTAGGGAAAGATTGGACATAATCAATGCAAATAGAAAAGAACGTGCCAGTGCCGCCAGCCGGTCGCAGCAAGATTGAAATTATCAACGATATGGAAATCGGCGACAGCGTGCTTTGCGATACCTATGAAAAGGCAATGTCGCTGCGTGATGCGCTGCGGTATCGTGGCCTAAAATATACTACCCGCAAAATGGATGACGGGTGGCGGGTTTGGCGGCTGGAATAGCCGCCTTACTTTTTGCCAAAAAACTTAGTGGCTGACCGCACGCCAAAACTGGCTGCAACAATAACGCCTAACGTGACTTGATACCATTCCGGCATAGTTTCCAGCGCAGCAAAACCTTCAGCGACTACATTTCTGCCCCAATCGCCGCAAAAGGCTAATATTAGCGGAATGCTAAAAAGACAGGTCAGCCATTCATCTTTCCAGCTAGATACGCTGGCATCAGCCATCTTTAAATCCCAGTCAATTTCGCCAGTCGCCTTTTTTTGCATCACAATGGCTTCAGCTTGTGCCTTTGCTACCTTTACCCCTGTCTCAGCTTTAGCGGTCTCCACGCGGCCTTCTAGCCACGTTGACGCTAGGTTTGCAATCGGTGTTAAAAACTGGATCATTTGCTTTGCCCTTTGCTGTTTACATATAGGCCAAACCACGCTGCCCCTGCGCCAACGATCACGGAAACAAATCCGGCCTGTGCATTATTCGGTGACGGCAATGCCATAAACCAAGCACAAGTCTGATAAAAGACTACCATATAACTTAATATCAACAAACGCGGCACAATGCGCCAAGCGTCAAGGCGTTCCGGTGTCATTCTGCCAAAGCCCTCATCCGATCAATAAGTCTGCCAGCGCGGTTAGGCACTTGCCTTGCCCATTTGCTATCTGCCATCTGGGTTGCCGCCTCATCATAGTCATAATTAGCTATAGCTGCACGCAGTTTCAGGAAACGACCCAACCGGCTGCGGCCTAGATTAAACGCCATATTGGCTAATATTAGCTGGCACTCATCCGGCAAATCATCCCAGTTTTCAAACAGCGACCGGCAATCTTCGACAGTGACTGCAATATCGAGCGCAAATAGCTGCCGACAGCGTTCCGGCGTGATTTGCGTGCCGACAGGTTTGCCGTGTTCCGCATCAGCTTCGCGGATCAAATGCCCGATACCAACGGTAGGCAGACCGTGTATGTCCAAATAAATATCTAGCCGCACGCCCTCATCGCTGGCTATTTCTTCCCGCAACTGATCCATATTCATCGTCTCATCTCCAAAACAACAGCCACCGCTTTATCCCAGCTTTCACGTTCCGCATCTTCTGTAAAGCGCGTTGGCGACACCCGCATACTATATTGCCGTACTGCCGTAATCGGCAAGAACAAGCACCGTCTGGCATTGGGTGAAACAAGGCACAAAACATCATAATCTTCTTTCGTTGGCAAATGTTTCGCTTTACAGCCGTGACCAAGTTGGAAATGGTGACGCGCAGATCGACCATCGCGATTAGATAAAAGGCTAGCAGTCTTAATCTGACAGCGTAAAAACGTCTGATCAAGGAACGCCAGCGCATCAATTCGATCCATTGGGCAATGCGTCGCTTTCCAGCCCATAGACAATATTGCAGACAGAGCAATATATTCCCCCATCAACCCCGTTGCGGTTGCGCTATTTAACAATTGCACTAGCCGTTGCTGTTAAAACCCCGATAAACAGCCCAATGATAACCACAACCAGCCCGACAGCAATAGCCCCTATTTTAAAATTTTCAAGCATCTCTTGCTGCCGCAGCAATTCCGCTTTTCTAGCCCTAGCACGCGCCTCTTTGGCCTCTTGGATGCGTTTGGCACGTTCTGCCAGTATCGACGCCCAAGTGCCGTGACCGAAGCGGAAATCGACCATTCGCGCCACCTCTGCGATTTGCTCCGCAGCCAGCTTTGCGTCAATCATTTCCTTTGCGACAGATTGCACGCCAAATTGGTCAGCTATGCCCAGACCCGTCTTTTTGTTGCTGGCCTCTTGCACCTGCTTTTGGCCGGTAAACAGCGCATCAATCTGACCGGCGATCTCGCCAATATCTTTGGCGGTGGAAATGTTACTTTTTATGAAATCTACGCTACTTTTGACAAGTGCGATCCCAGCAAGGGCGGTGCTGATTGGTTCCATTGGGATAGCATACCTTCCGCAAGTTGCTGACACCGCCACTTCATCGGCATCAAGTTTGCAATGCTCCCAATATCGCGTGACATTTCAAAGGCACGTTTGCGGCAATCTTCCCGCGTTTCGCTGTAAATGTATGAATGAAACTCGACACATTCGGTTGGTGCGCCGATAACGCAAGCTAGAACAATCGCCTTAAACACGACCAGTTAAGCGTTTAATGGTGTCTGTTTCCCATATACGGATCAGAACCCAAACGCCAGTAAACAAGGCCACGATGTCGGGCATCATTCCGACCCAAGCAGCAAACGTGCCTGTTCCGGCTGCAACATCAATGATAACCTTGTTTTCTTCGCTCATTATTCGCCGCCTTCAGCCGGAGTTTCTTCAGCCGGAGCCATCTCAGCAGCTTGTGCCGCCAGATGTGCCGCATAAGCATCCTTAACAGCCTGTGTATGTACCGCTGCACAGATAGCTTGCACCTCTGCGCTTTCGCCAGTGATGTCAGCGTCAGGTGCTACAACGTGCCGTGAAAAGCTACGGCTAATCTCAACACCATCACGCTTGATGACCGTTGCTGTGCGTACTTGAACGTGCTTGTAGTCGCCTACGATTTCGATTTTGTCTTGTACTGTTTCTTCTGTGAGTGCCATTTTTATCTCCTTTGGCTGGACTGTCCGACCTGATGTCCAATCAGGTTATTATGTTCTGTAACTAATTGAAAAACCGTATCCATAAGTTTGTCCATTAGTCGCTGCGCTACTATTTGCATAGTTCCAAAACCCAGTTGTAGATTGCGAGCCAATAGTTAGATTTCCACTTAAAGTTACACCAGTTGAATACCATTCTCTAAAAGTTATGCCCGAATAATTTATCGCAGCTACAGTAAAGGGCAGACCCGATACGCTACCAAAAACAGTTCCAGACTGCACAAATTGAACTTGGCATTGAATATTTACAAGGTTTCCAATTTTGGTGTATATACCAGTTTGAACAGCGTGCGAACTAGCGGTGCTGACGGTTGGCGTCCAAGTCCCCTCCTCATAGTCATCCAGATGATTAGCCGCAGCAGTGCCGCCCAAGTAGACACCGCCGGAGAGGTAGAGGTCTTTGAAACGGTTAACAGAACGACCTAAATCTAAAGCATTGTCTGTTGACGGACCTAAACGAGTGCTGTTCCACTCAACATAATTTGTACCACTATAAGCTAAATTACCATTACCACTCTGACTGTTGATTGTTAAAGCAGCACCACCACGACTATTAATCGACCCCACAGAGACACCGTCTCTGCTAATACGCAAAACCTCACCATCGCTGCTTAAGCGGTTTAAATACATAGCAGGTGCGCCAGACTTAGCCACCTGTATATTAGCCGCCGCAGCAAGCATTACGCCTTCATTGCCACCAGAGCCATTGTTGAATAGGGAATTATCAGTAGTCCCCACCAATAAGTTTCCACTTGCATCCAGCGTCATCGCAGTGCTTGTGGCGTTATCGTCAATGCCTGTTGATGAAAAAGCACCCGTAGATGGATCAGTTTTTATAGTGGTTATCCAAGCAGTATTGCCGCTGTTTCTAACTTTCCAAGACCCGTCTGTGGTGTCAAACCAAAGCTGATAGGGATATGGCGTTGTCGGCGCAGATGACCCCGCGCTCATCGTTGCCGCAGCTTGCAGCGCATCGTTCAAATCTGACCGAAAACTAGGAAAAGTTTGGTTGGCAATGTTAAAATCGTGCTGTGACATTTAAAACCCCGTTGCAACGTAATCAAACAACCGATCCACTGGCGTGCCGCCACTGTTGTAAAATGTGATCGTAAAGCCGGTTGCCGATTTGCTAGTTATACCATAATAATCGCCAGATTGCATATCCCCGACCGAAATTGAAACCGCGTTCAGTGCCTTAAATGGCGTTGTGAACGTGATAACCTTTGATCCCGCGCCACTTTGAATGTCATTCCCGCTTTGCGTTCTATCCGGCAAGCGCATTTCTGCGGTCAGTTCCTCAATGGCCGGTGTTTCTGCGCTGTCAGTGCTGGTCAGAACCGCCCTAAACCGCAACGCCCTTGCTGTATAGGTTCCAACTACAAACTGCCGGTAAGCAGTCCACGTCGGGCTGCCAGCGGGGTCGTCTTGCGTGGTGCTGACATATAAATCAACGTCAGTCGCGCCGCTTGCCGGTGTTCCAGTGTGCATAGATAGTTGCGAGACCTTCAAAACCGCGCTGGCTTGCGCCGTAAATACCGCGCCAAGGTTGATGATGTTTGCAAAGTCATATGTGCCGCTGCTTGCAATAAAGCCAGCACCGGAACCACCGCCGAACAAGCCGGTTGCATCGTCAAAATTACCGGCAACGCTATCAAACAGATTGGTCGTATCCAGCCGCAGAACGTCATCGATCACAACGCAATCGGTCTTCGTGCCAAGAAAATCGCTGTGTTCTGACACTGTATCGGTCAAATTAAGCCCGTCAACTTGATCGACCAAAGCCACGCTGCTATCTGCATTGACGCTTTGCACGCCAAATTTGTTGACCGCCTTGATGAAATATGTGCCGGTTAGGGCTGGTGCGACAACAGTATTGGTCGGACGCGGCACTTTCTTGACGATTGTTTGCGCGTTGTTGTATGTCGCGCCGGTCAGCAATGGCGAATGCCGGATGACATAATGCGACAAATCTTGATCGGTTGATGCTGTCCAGCTTAAATCGGCGTTTTTGCCGATGATGTTGACGCTGAAATTGGTCACGTCAGACGCAGCCGCAGCTTGCCCGACAATGGTATGATTAGCCGTTGCCCACGCAGACTTGACACCAAGCGCGTTGATTGACCTTGCGCGGATGTTATAAGTGCCGCCGGACTGCACATTGACCAGCGTAAAGCGGTTGCCGGAACCTATGCCCAGTGACTTGTAAACTGTGTCTGTTGACAGCTTTGCTTGCACCTCAAATTGCCGCGCATAGATGCTGGTGCTTTCAACGTCAGCGATCAGCACTGAAATAGCTTGCTGATTAAACAGTTCTAGCGTGTCAGATGGTGAAATTGTAGGCGCGGGAATGTTGAATGGGTCTGGCAAGGTTGTATTGTCTTGAACAAAGGCAGTTTCTTCAGCGTTCCAAGTATAAACTGCGCTGTTTGTTTCGACTAATTGACAATCAACAGTTGCTTCAGTGCTGTTAAAATTTAATCGCCAGTTTACTACTTCAAACACTTTTTGCGTCCAACCCAGCCGCGCATTAGTGATCATTACAGTGTCACCAACTTGAAACTGAAAAGCAGTCATTTTGAATTTAGCTTGAACACTAATTTGTTGCCGATTTTTGTATAGGATTTGCTTTGCAATACGTTGCGCTCTTGCAGAATTGTCTGTAAATGGCAAATCAAAATTTAGATAACGGCGTTCACCGCCATCTTCGGTTTCAAACGTGCTGCTAGTGACCTCAGGATAATCTGTAGCTTGATAGTCGCTTTCTGGGCTAATGAACTGTCCTTTGATAGCGTTGAAGCTATCACGCGCCGAATTCGACGTGGTAACAAGAAGGCCACCAGCCAAATCATCTTCATCAAGCGTTACAGTTGGCGTGACATATGCGCCAGCCTTTAACGACCATTTGCCGTTGCTGTAATACAAAGACCCGCCCAATGACGTCAGCATTTGCTCTAAATTGCTGCGCGGCGTGTTTTGCGTATCAATCACACCAGAAAAAACATATCTTTGTTGCGAACCGCCGCCAACTTTAGCAACGGTTTCTTCGCAAATATTAGCCGCAGCAATAAAGCTAGTATCATCAATTTCACTAGCACTTGCCCCAAGGCCATAGGTTGCATCGGTTAAATAATCGCGGATAACCAATGCTGGGTTTGAACTCCAAGAAGTTGATGCTGTACGCGGATCATAAACCTTTTTGCCAAGCACTTTTGCGCTAATATTTGGCACGCCTTGCGGAAATGCGTCTGGATCAAATTTTAATCGGCAATAGATATATGCTTGATCTGTCAATGTGTGGCTTGATGTCCAGCCAGACGTTGCCAAAAGGTCAGATGGAATTGAGCCAGCATTGCCTTTTGTAATGCCGAAAATTTTAACTAAACCATCATATTTGTCTGGGCTTGAAACAACGCCAGTTCCAGAATTATAAGATAAAATTTCATCATTAAAATAAAATGTTTGAAATTGCTGAATTTCGTGTGCGGCCAAGACGATAACCATATGCAAATATTCATCGTCATCAGTGGCTTCCAAAAAGACAATGGTGCCGCCAACCCGCGCAGTGCCATAAACTAATTTGCGTGTGCTGTTTGATGCTCTTGTTGTAATAGTTTTTGATTGGTCGATGCCACCATTGCCACCACCGCCGATGTTCGGAATTTTTGGCTTTGGTGCAAGTGCAGATGCCGCTGCCGAAATAGCTAAATTCAATGCGAATGTTGACGCA